TTAGTCGACCGTGACTGAGAAGGTGTTGTTATTGAAGTAGTCGCTGATCTTGTGATCGATGTCGAACTCCTCGATCATGTCTACGATCTCTGACGAGTGGTCGTAGATGTCGAAGGATGTGGAGTTCATACCGTCCTGAAGATCGTTGACCTTCTGCTCGATACGTTCGTCGACCTTCTCTTGAATGATGGCCATGATTAGATCGGCTAGTTGGTTAGTTTGATTTTCCATCTGATTTCTCCTTTTGGATGGATTCATTAGTTGCTACAGCCAGGTTCCAACCCATGGCTGCAGCGGTGAGAAGATGTGGGCGTTCCGACTTACTGTGTCGGTTCACCCAATCCATCAACTCGTCCCAATCGTATGGTGTGTGGAACAGGTTGATTGGTTCCATTAAGCGGCGTCTTTCGCTTTGTACTCGATAACTGAGTCATACTCGCCTTGACCGTAGCGGCTGCTGTCGGCCATAGATTCGAACGTTTGTGTTAGAACCTTACGAAGATCCTTGTGCAGTTGACGTTCGTAACTCCAACCGCCCCACTCTGAGCCGTGCTCAGTCATAAGGCGTTCGATTGCCTTGAGTTCCCGAACTGTGATGTTCAGGCTGATGGGCATATCGTCTGTGTTAGTATAGTTTGAAGTAGCCATGCTGGCCTCCTTTAAAGATAAAGTTGAAGTGAATACCAAGCACTCATAACGACGTTCGGCCGTTACCAACTTGGCGGAGAAAGGGTGTAATGAGAAGGAGCAAGGCAGCAGGACGTAGTCCACCTGCCTGCTCCGTAAAAGGTGGAGGTCAACGCCCCGACGACGAAGGAGGAGCCCGCAGGGTCGCCATTATTCCAGCGCGAAACAACGGGAGGCGTTGACACAAATTGTGATCAATACGATTGATTGATCACAAATTGTTTCGACGGCGGTGATGCGTTCGCAAGGTCAGACGCGCTGGAATAATTGCAGGGCTTTACGGAAGCTCTTTTTCGAAATTACACTATCGCGAGCAAGATGGTCATCGTCCGGATGTCGTTGTGTGTGTGTTAGTTGAGACCGAGCGCCAGTTTCGTCCCCTTTAAGGACGAAACTTAGGGAGGTCGAGGCCCGGAAAGCCTAGCGTATCGCAAGATCGCTTGGCTTGACGGAGTCGGGCTCCGGCCCCTTGGCCGTGGCCGACGGTCGGGCGTCCGCCCGACAGTGCTGTCCTTTCCATCCATCCGATAAGCGCCGATCCAACGGGCGCATAGCCGTTGGCCGACTGTCAGTTCGGAGACTGACACGATCCGTCAGGATCGTTCATATTTAGAATGATGAATAAAGACACGCGCAAGCGTGACTAATAAAAATGAAAGAAGAACCAGCGACAGCCGAGCGGAGCGAGGGAACGATCGAAGCCCGAAGGGCCAAGACCCGAGGCACGAGGGGCTTGGTTCACGAGAGCGCGGTCGTCGCCCAGAAAAACAAAGGGTCGAGACTAAAACTTTTCTGGAACTTGCAGCACCCCCGGGGGTATAGAAACGAGCTTACCCAGAGCACAGGTCCTAGAACCAATGACCACTCTGCTATACACATGCGTTAGGGGTTACTGGGCCGAATACCTATTGATATTGTGCAGGGGTGCGACCCCCATCACCCCCTTATTTGCGGTACGGTTGTGCTGTGCGCCCCCTATAATGTTGGTGTTGTAAATTCATTCGTGTATAATACCATTTGAGAACAGAAGGAGAACGGACCATGGGCCGAGATTATAGGTCTGAGTATGCTAATTATCATTCCTCGGACAAGCAGAAGAAGAACCGAGCATCGAGGAACGCGGCCCGAGCTAAGATGTTGAAGGCTGGCAAGGTAAAGAAGGGTGATGGGAAGGATGTTACTCATCGGAACGGGAACCCGAGGGACAACAGTGGGAAGAATCTTGGGGTGTTATCTGCTAGTAAGAACCGGAGTTACAAGAGGACGAAGAGGGCGAAGAAGGCCCAGGTACATTAGGGTTCAAATCGCGGGTGTATTTTCATTTGGGATTGGGGTATTGTGGTTTCATAGATCTTTAGGAGAGAAGTATGGTTGGGTTATTCGGCTGGATTGAGCAGAACACTGGTTTGAATGTTAGTAACTATGACTTTGACGATAGTGGGAACGTGGTTGGTTACACGGATTCTGCGGTTGGGGTTTCTGTGCCTAGTAGTTCGGGCTCTATTTCTGCTTCGGACATTTCTAGGGTTCAGGATTCTGGGACGGGGACGGTAACTGAGACTGTTGTTTTGGAGAAGCGCGGCAACAATTATATTGTTGAGGATGCCTTTGGGAATATTTTGACGATTCCCAAGGGGGATTTTGTAGATTTCAAGCGTAATAACGACCGAGATTTAGAGATGATTGCTGGAGAGGCTACGCCTTCGGACAGGGATGAGTTGAGGCAGATGGAGGCTGTTCAAGAGCGGGCGGAGATGGGTGAGTCTGCGTATGCGAAGGAGGTTCGTGCGTCGGAGAGTGACGGTCCTTATTATGGAGTTGCGGTGGGGGATGCGAGTTCTGATGCTGGGACAATCAAGCAGGATGACAGTGGGAATTGGTATACTGTAGTTAAGAACCCTAATTCTAATACTGTAGGAAGGGATTATAGCATTGATCCGCAGGACAACAGCCAGGGTCCGACGTTTGGGGGGAATGTATCGGATTATGTTGCGGAGACGTTTTCTGATGAGGTAGCGGCTGCTGGTGGCAGCACGGAGGAGCCTGAGTTTATTGGTTTTACGCAGTTACTGGAGAATATTGTTACTGGGGAGACGACGGATGTACCTTCGGTTGGATTTGATGCTGGGACGGGTACGTTTGAGGCGGGTGCTGCGGTAACGGAACAGACGTTTGACGAGGCGTTTGCTGCGAACCGCGCTGCGGGGAACGATACGTTTGAGTGGAATGGTGGAGTTTACACGACGGATCTTGCTCCTGCTGTAGACACGGCCCCTGTTATTCCGACGGGCGAACCTGGGACCTTTGGTGAGGATTACACTCCTACGAGTGCTGAGTTAGCTGCGCAGCTTGAGGCTCAAGGTTTGACAAACATTACTCCGGCTCCGTTATCTGTTGAGGATCAGGTTGATCAGTATGACCTTTTTGGTGATTCCTTTGTTGAAATTCCGGTTTCGCCTAGTGGGACAAGTGATGAAGATTCTATAAGCGGTGGTTACGAAACATTTAATCCTGCTAGGGGTGAGGACATTCCAGATATTCGCGCGGCCGTGGCGGATTTAGATGCTGACCAAGCTGCGGCTGATGTTATGGAGAGCGCTATTAATTTGGATGTTCTTGATGATACCATACTTGGTCCCGGCGAGGGGGGACTATCTGCTCCTCTTACTGTTGGTGATCCGCTGACTCCTGAGTTGGCTACGCAGTTGGGATTATCGGATATTTACCAAGAGGGCGACACTATTTTGTTGCAAGACTTGGTTGCGTTGAACGATTTAGGTTTTGATGTAGACCAGGGGGCTGTGTCGGGGGCTAATTTGGCAACGGTTGAGCTTCCTGAAGGTTTTGCCGAGTTTGTTGGTGCGGAGACTGGTGCAACGGACGAGACGGAAAGCGGGTTTTTAGACGCGGCTCGAAAGACAGCGGGTGCGTACCTTCCTGGGATGTTGACGGGCATTGGTCAGGGGTTACAGGGTGTAGATATACAGAAGGACCAGGCTCTTCGTGCGATAGATAATGCTTTAGCGGACGAAACGTACACGGAGAATCAATACTCGACGTCGTTTGGTGAGGCTGGTCGTGAATCGGGAGCGTTTTTAGACGACCCTGAAACTACCAAGATGAAGAATTTCGGCTCGTATCAACAGGGTGTTATTGGTAAGGCGGGTGAGTTTGTTAGTGGTCTAGGGGACAAACTTCAGTCGAAAATACTGACTCCCAGAGAGATTGCGGAAAAAAACACGTCTGCGATTTTAGGGACATTGCCTCAAGATTTGGAGATAGCAGGGACAACATTGGGCACGGCTCTTCAGCTGGGCCAAGAGGTTGGTGAAGAATTTGTTGATCTGGCTGTGATGATGATGACTCGTAATCCGTTAGCTCTGGGTGCTATAGGTGTTGTGGGTGCGGGTGAGGCGACTGAAGCAGCAAAACAACAGGCTGATGGTGCTATTCAGACGTTATATGATGAGGGTAAGTTACAGGACAACCCGACGTATTTGAAGGCTGTTGGGATTCTTGGTGAGCAAGGTGCGTTGGATTATCTTGCCAACGAAGTTTTAGCGAGTTCGATTCTTGAAGTTTCTGCGACGGGTGCAACGGACGCAGCGATTAAGGGCAAGATAGGTAAGGCGTTGGGCGAAGGTGCTCAAGAGGTTGCGGAGTCGGCGTTTGTGTCTAACGCGGTAAACGATGTTCTTAATCTTACGGGAGACGACAAGTTAAACATTTTCCAAGATGCCAGTGGTAATTTTGTTACGGGTGCTCTTGCCGGAGCGGGAGCCGCGGTGACAACGGACGCGATTGAAACGGCAAAGAATATAGCGACGTATAACAACGCAGTTGGTTCTGGATATGATGATTTGGGCGGGTTATTAACGACTGTTGGCGGATCCACGAAGCCGAGCACCCAAGGAAAGTTTTTTGATGCGTTGGGTAACGAGTTTGGCACTGCTGCGGAGGCTTCGGCGTCGGACCTTGCGCTTGGTGTTGGCGGTACTTTAACTGGCGATGAGACGACTGTTGCAGATTTAACCGCTAGTGAGATTCTGCAGTCTGGAGAAAACGTCACGGTATCTACGGATAGTGCAGGTAACTTGGTTCTTACGGACAACGACACGAATGAATCGGTTACTGTAGGGGGTTCATTTAACACAGGCGATACTTTAACTGGCGGTGAGACGAAGGTATCGAATCTTCAGAGTACTGAGGATGCTGTAATCGGGGGCACCGACCAGAATGTAGTGGTTTCTAATGTCGGTGGGAATCTTACATTAACTAACGAAGACACGGGTTTCACGGCGGTAGTTGGGGCTGGAACTAACGCCAACTTAATCAATGCGACGAACGCGGTTCAGAACAGTGACGCTAATGCGGCGGTGGCTGCTGGTGCAACGGTGGGAGGAACGGATGTAACAGCGTCTGAGACACTTTTGGGGGGCGACACTTTAGGAGGTACCACAGCTTCTGAGAATCTTTTGGGGGGAACGGATGTTACGAAACAAGCAAGCGTAAATGATTTATCTTCTATTCCATCGCAAGTGCTTGTTGGAGACTCTCTTTCAGGTGTTTCAGTTGCCGATTCTTCGGGGCAAGACTTTAACTTTGATCCCCGCGAGGCTTTAGATATTCGAGGCAGCGGTGCAACTCGCGTGTTGTTTGGAGAAAATCAAAAGGCCCCAGTAGACATGGACAATCTTGATTACGGCACCCCTGTTTACAAAATAGTAAAAAACACTGATGGTTCTCAAAGTATAATAGTTGGATCTCGTATTTCAGGCGGATCGGACTCAGGAAGAGACAACTATGTGACGGCAGCTGTAGTTATTCCTGATAATGCTTCTCCGGAACAGATGAACGAAGCGATTACAGTGGCATATGACAACTGGAAATCAAACTACAGCGGTGTTACCACTTCCGACGATATAACGGCAAACAAAGCTACAGTCTTAGAAAACACAAATATAACGACATTTAACCCGTTTGGTTCTACTGATGTAACGGACACAAACGTAGATTTAGGGTTTGAGGGTTTATCGGATGCGGATGTAACGGACGCGGAATCAAGTCTTGAGGGCAAAACTACGATAGTTACGGATGGTGTAACGACCCAAACAGGCACAGGAGGCATAAGTACTATAGGTGCGAGCGATAAAGATATTTTGGCTACATCAATCTTTGGTGGAACGGACGTTACGACGGACGCTACGACGGACGCCAACACGACGATCACGGCCAACAACGACGCTACTGTTACAACCTCGAGTGACGGAAATGTAACGATTACGACGGCTACAGATTCACAAGGTAATGCGGTTGTTACCACGAAAAACAATGTTACGGGTGAAACCACTACGGACAATGTGGCGGTTAACAACACGGCTGTTGTAACCAATAGTGGTGTTACAGTTAACGTGAATGCTGCGGTAGACGGAACAACTACTACTATGGTAGATCCTACGGTAGAGGCGACCTCCACGCCACAGGCCACAGGAACACAAGCAGCAGTTGATGCGAAGTATGTCATAGAGTATGATGATATAGTCGACGGAGCAGACCAACCACAGCCTGCAGTAGACCAACCACAGCCTGCAGTAGACCAACCACAAACTCTAGTGGCTCAACCACAACCCGCAGTAGCGGCTCCGACTTCTTATACCCCTCCGGATAGTGACGGCGATCCTACTACTGATCCTGTTGGTGAGACTCAACCGGGATATACTTCTGGCATTGCGGATCTTGGTGCGGGAGGAAGGATGCGCCCTGTGGTTGCTCCGTATTACCAGCCGCAGCAAACGGGGTTGTATTCTTTCTACAGGCCACAACCTGGTGTTGATCAAACTACTGCGGCTCCGGTATTTAATGAACCTACGAGTTATTTATCGCCCACAGGAGGTTTGAGATACGGGAACCCTTACATTGGTACGAATTTGAGTCTTGCGCAGTTACGAGAACTAGCCGAGTTGCAAGGTACGGGGGCCGCGTTATTGCCTTCTGAGGACTTGATGAACGGCTCATGAATTTACAAGCACTTCCCGAGGACGCTTTAAAGGAGATTTTGGCTTTAACGGAGGCCAAGAAGAAGCTGGATACTCGTGAAAAGGCGCATGATTATTTCATGCCGTTTGCTCATCATGTGTATGAGAACTTTATTGAGGGCCAGCATCATCGTATTATTGCTGAAAAGTTGGAGTTGGTTGCGCAGGGTAAGTTGAAGCGGTTGATTATCAACATGCCTCCTCGACATTCTAAGTCTGAGTTTGCTAGTTTTTTGATGCCTGCGTGGTTTTTGGGCCGAAATCCGAAGTTAAAGATCATTCAGGCTACGCACAACACGGAGTTAGCGGTTAGGTTTGGTCGTAAGGTCAGGGATCTTATAGACGATCCGCAATATAAGGACATTTTTCCGGATACTAATTTGAAGGAAGACAACAAGGGCGCGGGTAAATGGCAGACTGACAAGGGCGGCGAGTACTTTGCGGCGGGTGTTGGTGCTGCGGTTACGGGTCGTGGTGCGGATTTGTTTGTAATTGACGACCCTCACTCGGAGCAGGACGCTTTGAGTGAGAGTGCGTTTGACAATGCGTATGAGTGGTACACTTCTGGACCCCGTCAGCGTCTTCAGCCTGGCGGTGCGATCATAATTGTTATGACCCGATGGGGTAAAAAAGACTTGACAGGCCGTTTATTGGCCGCGCAGGGCAGTGATGTCATGGCGGATCAGTGGGAGGTTGTGGAATTTCCTGCTATTTTGCCGTCAGACAGGCCGTTATGGCCTGAGTTCTGGGAAAAAGACGCATTATTGGGGATTAAGGCGTCCTTGCCTGTGCAAAAATGGAATGCGCAGTGGCAGCAGACGCCGACGAGTTCTGATTCTGCGATTATTAAGCGTGAATGGTGGCAGGAGTGGGACAAGAAGGACATTCCCCCGGTTAAATACATCATTCAGTCGTATGATACGGCGTTTTCCAAGAAAGAATCGGCTGATTACAGCGCGATTACGACTTGGGGCGTGTTTGAGCCGGAGGAGGGTGGGTCTGACAACTTGATATTGTTAGATGCGCGGCGAGGTCGGTGGAATTTCCCTGAACTGAAGGAGGTTGCGCATGAAGAACACGAGTACTGGGAGCCGGACATGGTTGTGGTCGAAGCGAAAGCGACGGGTACACCGCTTATTGACGAGTTGCGGCTTCGGGGTATTCCTGCGTTAGGATTTTCGCCGGGAAAAGGGCGAGATAAGGTCACTAGAATGCACATGGTTGCGCCATTGTTCGAAGCTGGTGTAGTATGGGCCCCAAATGACAAGAAGTTTGCGGATGAAGTTATCGAAGAAGTAGTTTCATTTCCTAATGGCGATCATGACGACTTTTGTGATAGCATGACGTTAGCACTGATGCGTTTTAGGCAGGGCGGTTTTGTTTCTCTGCTTGGCGAAGAAGAAGAACATGACGAATATCGTCGTAAACGGGAGTATTACTGATGGCACTGCCACCTCTTGTAGATTCAGGGATTCGTCCCGAGGACATGATTCCGAATGAGGCGTCTGTTGAGGTTCCGGTTGAGGAACAGATTGAGATGTTTCCTAATGGGGCCGAAGTTGTTGAAGACGGTCAAGGTGGGGCAGTAGTTCGAAGTCTTGAAGAGATCATTGCGATGGAAGAATCGATGATTCAACCTGCGCATAGCGACAACTTAGCGGAGTTTTTGGGTGAAGATTATCTTGGAGAAATTTCGTCGGATCTTAGGGCGTCTTACGAAGACGATATGGAATCTCGTTCAGAGTGGGAAGAGACGTACACAAAGGGTTTGGATCAGCTTGGAGTTAAGTATGAAGAGCGCAGTCAACCGTTTGAAGGAGCTTCTGGGGTCACGCACCCGTTAATTAGTGAGAGTGTTACTCAGTTTCAGGCGCAGGCTTATAAAGAACTGCTTCCTGCGGGTGGCCCTGTTCAAACTCAGGTTCTTGGTATGCAGGATGCGGCTCGTGAGGAGCAGGCATCGCGGGTCAAGGACTTTATGAACTACCAGATCATGGAAGTGATGGAAGAGTTCGATCCGGACATGGATCAGCTTTTGTTTTATTTACCGCTGTCGGGTTCTTGTTTTAAGAAGATTTACTTTGATGAAGCAAAGCAGCGAGCGGTTTCTAAATTTGTTCCTGCTCAAGACTTGGTTGTTTCGTATGCAGCGTCTGATCTGCACACAGCGGCGCGTGTTACTCATGTTTTGCGTATGGATGCGAATGAACTTCGCAAGATGCAGATTGCAGGGTTCTATCGTGACGTTGAGGTAAGCAAGTACGACGAAGAAGAGGACGAGGTTCGTCAAAAAATTAACAGCATTCAGGGTACTTCGAAGGGGTACACTGACGAGGTCTATACGATTTTAGAGATGCATGTTGCCTTAGACCTTGAAGGGTTTGAGGACATGTCTCCTGACGGGGAACCTACGGGTATTGCGCTGCCGTATATTGTGACGATTGACGAGGGTTCGGGAAAAGTCCTGTCGATCCGACGTAATTTTGAAGAGAATGCGGATCTTGCTAAAAAGCAGCAGTATTTTGTTCACTACAAGTTTATGCCTGGTTTAGGGTTCTATGGCTTTGGTTTGATCCACATGATTGGTGGATTGGGTCGTGCAGCTACCAGTATTCTTCGCCAGTTGATCGACGCCGGAACCTTGGCAAACCTCCCAGCTGGGTTCAAGGCTCGGGGCGTAAGGGTTCGTAATGATGACGAACCCTTACAACCTGGAGAATGGCGGGACATTGACGCTCCTGGTGGTAACATTCGGGACGCTATTATTCCGCTGCCGTACAAGGAGCCTTCCGCAACGCTAGGACAGCTTCTAGGAACGCTTGTGGAGAACGGAAGACGTTTTGTGTCACTGGCAGACCAGCAGACCTCTAACATGAACCAGGAGGCCCCTGTAGGGACTACTGTAGCGTTGTTAGAGCGCGGCATGAAGGTTATGTCGGCTATTCACAAACGCCTGCACTATTCGCAGAAGAACGAGTTCCGTGTTTTAGCGAGGATTTTCCGTGATAACTTGCCCCAAGAGTATCCATATGATGTAGCGGGTGGGGATCGCACGGTCATGGCGGCGGACTTCGATGGTCGTGTTGATGTGATTCCAGTGAGTGACCCGAACATCTTTTCTATGGCGCAACGGGTTACGCTTGCTCAAACGCAGCTACAGTTGGCGCAGTCCAATCCGCAGGTACACAACCTTCACGCAGCGTTTCGGCGCATGTATCAGGCTTTGGAGGTTCAGAACATTGACGAGATTTTGCCACCACCTCCGCAGCCGCAGCCACTTGATCCATTGATTGAAAACGCTCGTGCGTTAACGGGTGAGTTGTTAATGGCGTTTGATGGTCAGGACCACGACGCACATATCGAACTTCACGTTATGTTTATGAAGACGCCTATTGTTATGACTTCACCGCAGGTTATGGGGATTTTAATGGGGCACCTTCAGGAGCATATTTCCAAGAAGGCTCGTGAGATGGTTATGACACAGGTTCAGGGTTTGATATCTCAAGTGCAGTTGATGGCTCAGTCCGGTGCGGTTGACCCACAAACGGCCCAGCAGCAGATTATGGAAGTACAGCAGCAGATGCAAAATCCGGAGGAGATCGAAAAGATGGTCGCTTTACAGGAAATGCAGTTGATGAACGACTTGATGCCGAAGATTACTCCGCAGGGAGAGGACCCTATGCAGGATCCGTTGGTACAGATTCGTATGCAGGAGCTTGGAGTAAAGCAGCAAGATTTGCAGCGTAAGTCGATTGACGATGCGGCTCAGATTCAGCTAGAAATGAACAAGATGCAGCAACGTGCGGCGACGGACGCGGCTCGTATTGAAAGCATAGAAGACATCGCGGCCCAGCGGGACGATACTAATCAAGATCGTATTGAGGTGCAGCGACAGAAGATGATGCGGGGGTGAGATGCCACTCAAATCAGGTAAATCTAAAGATGTAATCAGCCAGAACATCAAGACTGAAATGGCTGCTGGAAAACCGCAGAAGCAAGCGGTTGCCATTGCGTTAAGCAATGCTGGGAAAAAGAAGTATTCCTCTGGCGGCACGGTTAATAAACGGTTCAGTCCGATAGCCCGACCTCAGAGGTTTGTCGGAGAGTTCTAGTGTTGTGTGTGCTTGTATTCGTTGGATACGGGCACGTTTTTGTGAACGGATACGGTAGTTGGTTCTATAAAGCGTGTCATTACCAGTGTAATAACGAGTATCCTAAACGCGTGTATCGCGTTAGCCCCGACTATTATTGTCCGAGGAGCTTTCGTGTAACATGATGGATCCATTTACAGCGTTCGCGGCGGTGAAGTCGGCAGTGTCTGCGGGCAAGGAGATTGTAAACGTCACCAAGCAGATCGGAGAGTTCTTCGATGGGTTGGATGATTTGCGGGCCGCTCATGAGAAAAAGAAGAACAGTTTGTTTTCCGGCTCCGATGAAAACGCTATGGAAACCTTTGTTAATTTGCAGCGGGCCAAGGACGCGGAGGAGGAACTAAGGCAGATTGTAATAGCTACACGCGGATTCTCTGCTTGGGGTGAATTGCAAGCTATACGAGTCCAAGCTAGAAAAGATCGTAAGGCAAAGATAGAAGCAGAGAGGAAAC